GTTGATTTGCTTCATTTTCAACCGTAACCCTTGCTGATGTCATAACCCTAAAAGCTTCGTAAACGTAAAGCGGCTCATTCATTAAATCGTTCCCGCCAAAAGGAAGCAACCGCCATAATTCCCAATCCTGCCACCATGACAACCAAAGCCACGCTTCGCCGTCAAATTCCATATTGGGACACTGCCACATGTCGGGATCGTATTCTAAATATATTCTCTTTTTGACATCCCCCTTACAATTCCGGGATTCCCGAAAACTATCTTGTTCTTCATGTCCCTCACCCTTGCATCTAGTGCAACCCCATTTTCTAACCGAAGCTGCCCGGGGATCGGTAACCAATCGCACAATGCGAATCAGGTTTTTTTTAAACCCGCCCGTAGTTTAGAAGCTTTTGTTAACGCTTCATAAACATCGTCAATTTGGGATTGCTCACCATTCTCAAAGAGTTCTTCCCCTGTTGTAATGTCTCGGTTTCTGATATCTGTTAGATTGGAAACCTCGGGGACCCTTTCTTTAAAAATCTTAGCAAGAACATCAATTGCTTTATTCGCGCTTGATTCCCCGTTGAGTTTCATATTCGCCGCTTTAAGATATTTTCGGTGCTCCCCCGCTGTCATGGGTGAGATTTTTACAAACCAAGGATTTTCGCTTTCTCTGTTTTCTTCATCCTCGGGGACGTACGTGATCAAATCTGATTCATCTATCGGCATTTTATTATTCCCTTTTTTAAGTGACTATAACCATTCTATTGTAAAATCTTTGACAACTTCGGCCGCCGTTGCGTCCTTAACCATGGACTTAAATGGGATTGATACCGTCAATTCGTCCTGGCCCGATACGTCAATACTTGAAGGATCGAATTCCACATAGGCCATGTCAATTTGAACATGACGGCCCGCAGTATCCCCTAGCTTAATTTCCACCAAGCAACGCCGGAACAATTCCCTGCGATAGTATAAAAGCGCCGCAATTGAAGATTTAACTCTCATACCAATCGTGCCCGTAACATCCCTAGCCCCGGGTATGAAACCAGCCAATGAACTTTCGGTGAAGGCTTGATTATCGATTGGTTTGATTGAATTACTTAAGTTGATTTCTAGGCTTGTTATTGGTGCGGTTGTGATCGCCGTATGGGTCGCCGTATCATCCGATTTGTAAGGGGTGATGGTTATGGTTCCCTGGGTTGAACTAATAGGCAACGGGGTGCCAAATGTTGCCCCACCATCGGGATAAAAAGGAACCATCCGCAATTCGTCCCCCCCATTCGGGCCATCAGAAACCGTTGAATTATTAAACTTTCCAAGGTCTTCATCCGTGTAAGCATTCACCTTGCAAAATTCATTATAGCTGTATCCCGTCGTGTTCTCTGTATCTTTCCAAGCCCACAAAGACGCCGCACCATTTGCGGTTCCAGCATAATCTTTAGTGTTAGGCTGAAAATTATAGATATCAAAAGCAGGGTTACAAATGATTTGGCTGGAAGTTGTAAACCCCGTAGAATAATCCGCCGAAGTGGCGGTAGCAACACCCCCGATAATATGGTTAAATCCTTGCCCGCTAAATTTCACAGAAACGGGATCGCCTGAAGACATCGTGATTGACATCGAATCGACCACCGCCCCATAAATCGTTTCTGAAAATGAATCAGGAACAACGCGAATAACATTTAAGGAATCCAAGGCGTTGCCCGTGGTTGCTGGCAAAAATTTCTTATCCCTTGCGGGTGCCCCGCCCGGGCCGCCGTCGGTTGTACTGCTAGCACCGATCGCCGCCTTTAATAGTCGGTGAATATCTGGCCCCTTTAGCGTGCCATCGGAAACATTTAAATAGGTTTCGAGATCCCAAGAAACCGATAATTTTCCTGATATGATATTATCTTTGATCCTTGCCCGGGTACCTTGCGCCGTATCGGTAAAGCTTCGATCTTGCTCAAATCCCATCGTGCAATTCAACGGGGCAATCGCATGATTTCGCGTGAATGTTCCGCTGGAAGTTTCTAAATCACCATTTTCTGGTAAAATCTGAGTCCCGAATGTTCCAACGTCGGTTGGATCTTCGGGGCCTAAAACATAATAAAAGCCATTTCTAGCTAAAGGAAATTGATCGCCGATATTTGCCATTTTGGAAACTCCTAAGTCGTGGGTTCGGTCCTATAATAATTAATACTGAAAACCATTGAAAGGCTTGCGGTTTCAATCGCTGAAGGATCCCCCTCGCTGGTCTGTGTTTGCTGCAAGGTGATTGATTCGGCGCAAGATTCCCTAATTACGTCTTGCCTTAAAGCCCTTAAGATATCTACCGTCATTTTCTCAATATCAGAATAATGATTATCAACCGTTCCATTCGTGGGGTTCATATGCGCCACGATATTTAACTCCATTGAGCATCGAATAATATGGCTTGGGTTGTAGTCGTATGTTTCTATCCCCGGGCGAAATCCGATCCAAGGTCTTGGGAATGTTTCGCTATCATTCCAATCCCTTACAACTTTTTCAACTTTTGCCACGGTGAAATTATAAGGCGTTGGATCGCTGGTAGAAATACCCGATAAAGCAGTATCTACCGCGTCAAAAATATCATTCCGCGCCGTCACTGGACACCCTCAAGAATCCCCACCATATCGCCCATAGCCGCCTTCAATGCGACATCGTAATATTTTGTGGCTGGTATGTTTACGCTTTCTCTTAAAAGGTATTCCGCCCTAAACTTGGGTTTTTCTGTGTCGACCTTGGTTCTTTTCTTGGTTTTACGGGGCTTTCTAATGGGCCTTTTTCTGGCTTTCCGCGTTGTTTTGCTAGTGTTTTTGACTAGGAAAACATTCCCCGACTTCTTCACAACCGCAACCCGTAACTCGTTTTTTGTCCAATTTTTGGGCGATCCCCGCTTCCTGGCTTCATCTGAAAGCGGTATTGCTAACAACTTACCCCTAGGGGATTTCAAGCCTTGCTTACCCCAATTATGGATATCAGCATAAACTAAAGGGTTGGCCACACCAAAAACGACTTTTTGCTTTTTCGGTTTTGAGACAATTATAGATCGCCAATTTTGGGCCAACCCGCCGGTTGTTTTTGTGGTTCCACCTTTTTCTTTCTTATTTAAAAGCCGCATAGTGGAAATGATTATTTTTTGCTCTAAGACATCGGAGCAAGCCACCGCTTTTGACAATAAAGCTTTATCTGAAACCAAATCCTTCAATCCTAGATTGAGATTGATCTTGACTGAACCCATTCGTCAACACCCGTTCCAGTCGGAATCATCACCGCGATCTGTGTTTTGGTCAAATTGACCTTGAACAAAATCCGGTGAAATCATGGTGTTACCATTTTGATTATTCAAATTGTCATGGGTTGATATTGAAATCGCGCCCGGGTAGATCCCACCCTCGGTGTTCATCTCCGCGATAAGATCACGCAATAGGTCCCGATAGTGAACGGTCGCTTGATCAACCGATCCACTGACACCCATAATCGATCGGTTGGTGTCTCGCGTTAAAAGCGCCAAAATACCACGAACACAAATCACGCTGGTTCGAAGAACCGCGTTGTTATATTGAGACAAAATCGCGTTTATGGTTTCGTTGCTTAGGATTTCCCGATTTGAATCAGTATCACCGATCCGGAACCGCACTTTATCAAGAGGGGTGGCTAGACTATCGCTAAAACTCCAAGTCATCTTTTTCCCCTTTTGGTTAAGCCACCCGGTTTTCTATGTCTCTATATTAGCAAGCTTTTTATATTCGCGGGGGGTGACAATAACCACCCCGACCATTTCATTGGATCCAAGCAAAGCTTTTACAGTCTTAGGGGGGAAATTAATGGCTTCGGGAACAAGTTCCCCCACCTTTCTAATATCCCCCCCGCTGATTTTCATGTCTCTTTTTGTTACCAAATAGCTTTTAATCACGGGATTCCCTTTTTCAGTCTTTTTTGGCAAGTAATCAACTAGTGGCGTCAACATCAATTGCATAGGCCCCAAGTTGATCTGATACAAGCTTGTAATCATACGACGCTTCTACCTCGATCCTTGTAGATCGACGCTCGGGGCGATCGTACCGGTGAACACGTTGGCCCGCGCTACCCGCTAGATACCGATTCCATGAGAAACCATAACCCGCTGAAGGCGTCATTAATGATGGGGAATCGGGCGTGTAGCAAACGAACACGTCATCCTCAGTACCAATGTGCGCCATATCAACATCTTGCCCTTCAACGGCGACGTTTTCAACGCCGCGCAAAATGAAAACCCTAGGCAATCCCAAAAGGCCACCGATCAAATCTTTTGTCACGGTTCCCTGTTGAGTGTACCGAATGCGATCCAGTACTGAGGAGTTATTACAGAATGAGCGAAACGCTACACTACCAAAAACGATAGTGTTAGGCATGTAAGAAGTATTCTTTTGGATCGCATCCATTTGAAGCTGGATATCCGAAACGGGATCGGAATCCGCCGCGCCCCATTGCCAAGTAAGAATATCATTGCCCGTTGTAGAGCCCTTCCATTTTGCTGCCCCAAAGAATGAAGAAGTCCATTGCTTTTCCATAGAAATAGCCAACTTATTCATTAGATATTTGGTTGAACTCGTTTCGAGATTCAAGGGGGAGTCAGCATTTGCCAAGGTTTGATCGTCAAGATCTACCCCTAGGCTCCAAACATCACAGGAATATGATGAAGTACTTAGTCCGAAATTGGCCATTGCGCTTTCAGCGCCCGGGGCTCTCAATTTGAAATCGTCCCTATTGAAATCCCCTTTTGAGAAAGTGAAAAACAGATCAGAACGTTTATCAACTGGAACCGTGGGGAATACCGAACTATGCACAAAGTTCTCACTTTGCTGTAAGTATGCCTCACTGATATTTGTGAGCGGCTTGTTAACGTGAACATCGTTTCTTGAAGGGCTGCCTGGCATTTCGATTCTCCTTTTGCAAATTTCATTGCAAATTGTTTTGTCTCAATATGAGATTAAGCTTTCTTTTCTCCGATATAAACCAACACGGGGAACATGTCCCCACTAACCGCCGATGACAACGCGATCCCGCACATACGAGACCCCGAAGCCAGCGCAACCGCTTTCCCGG